ATGGTCGCCATGATCAACCCGTTCGACGCGGGCGGCTACTCGCTCGCCGAGATGACCCAGGCCATCAACATCCTGCCCAACGTCTACACCCGGCTCGGGCAGATGGGCCTGTTCCGCTTCGAGGGCGTGACCCAGCGCTCCGTCGTCATCGAGCAGGCGGAAGGAGTCTTGAACCTCCTGCCCACCGTGCCGCTCGGTGGCCCGGCCACCGTCGCCAACCGCGACACGCGCTCCATGCGCTCCTTCACGGTGCCGTGGATCCCGCACGACGACGTGATCACGCCGCAGGACATCCAGGGCGTGCGCGGCTTCGGCGTGGCCGACGCCGCCGATCCGCTCGCCACCGTCATGGAGCGCAAGCTCACCCGCATGCGGGTGAAGCACGCCCAGACGCGCGAGTACATGGAGGTCAATGCGCTCCGCGGCATCGTCAAGGACGGCGCCGGCACCACGCTCTACAACTACTTCACCGAGTTCGGACTGGCCCAGCTCGAAACGGACTTCGTGCTCGGCACTGCCGGCACCCAGGTCCAGGGCAAGGTGCGCGACGTGCTGCGCAAGGTCGAGACCGAGCTCAAGGGCGAGACCATGACCGGCGTGCTCGCTCTTGTCAGCCCCGAGTTCTTCGACAAGCTGATCGGCCACGCCAAGGTCGAGGAAGCCTACAAGTACTACTCCTCGACGGGCGCCCAGCCGCTGCGCGAGGACACGCGCCGGCGCTTCCCCTTCGCCGGCATCATGTTCGAGGAGTACAACGCCACCGTCACGCTCTCGACCGGCGCCACCGAGACGCTGATCCCGGCCGGCGAAGGCATCGCGTTTCCCTTGGGCACGCTCGACACCTTCGTAACCTACGGCGCGCCGGCCAACCTGATCGAAACGGTCAACACGATGGGCCTGCCGATCTACGCCCGCCAGATCGCGCGCCCCGACGGCAGCGCCATCGAGGTCAAGACCGAGGCCTCGATCCTGCCCATCAACAAGCGTCCGCGTCTCGCGGTGCGCATCTTCTCCAGCAACTGATCCCGCTTCGCCAAGGATACTGAGGACAGGCCATGAGCGTGTTCGCCGAGGCGATCGGCGATCTCTTCGCCGACCGCAACCTAGCGCGGGACGCCCTGTGGCGTGCGGGCGGCACGGGCTCACCGCTGCTGGTGCGGATCATCCTTCGACAGCCGGACCGCGTCGGGAGCTTCGGCGAGACGCGCCTGCTCGCCGCCACCACCGTGGTCGAGGTGCGCACGGCAGAAGTACCTACGCTTGCGGAAGGCGATGCCTTCGAGATCGACGGCGAGATCTTCGTGGTGCAGGGCGAGCCTGTGCGCGACAGCGAACGCCTCGTCTGGACGGCAGAGCTGCGGAAGGCGTCATGAGGCTCGCGGCCGCACTGACCGGCGACCTGCGCCGGATGATGGCCGAGGAGGTCAAGGCTGCGGAACGGGCCGTCACGAGTGGTGCCCGCGAGGCGACCGATGGGCTCAAGGCGGAGCTGCGCGGGCAGATCACGGGCGCAGGCCTCGGCGAGCGTCTCGCCCGCACCTGGCGCGGGGAGGTCTACCCCAAGGGGCAGGCGAGCATCGCGGCCGCCGGCTTCGTCTGGTCCAAGGCGCCCGGCGTCGTCCGCATCTACGAGGACGGCGCCGTCATCCGCTCGACCCGTGGCTTCTTTCTCGCGATCCCGACCGAGGCGGCCGGCCGCTACGGCGACGGCGGGGCCAAGATCACGCCGGGCGGCTGGGAGCGGCGGACGGGGCAGCGCTTGCGGTTCGTCTATCGCCGCGGCGCGCCCTCGCTGCTGGTCGCCGACAACCTGCGCGCGCGCCGGGGCAAGCGGGGCGGCTTCGCGCGGGCGAGCGCGACGGCGCTGCGGACGGGCCGGGGCCTCGTCACCGTGCCGATCTTCATCCTGGTGCCGCAGGTCACCGTCAAGAAGCGCCTCGACGTCGCGGGCGCCGCGCGCCGCTGGCAGGCCCGGCTGCCCGAGCTGGTGCTGCGCCACTGGCGCGCGGCTTCGCGGGACGACGGATGATGTCGAAGCGCGAAACCATTCTCGCTGCGCTCACCGGGGCGCTGCGTACTGGCCTCTCGGCGAATGTGCGTCGCAACGAGGTCCTGCCCGAGAAGGTGCCGGCGGAGGGGCTCGTCATCCTGCGCGACGGCGATCCCGGCGAGCCGGACGTGACGCTCAATCCGCGCAGAGAGTTCTACAGCCACCGCGTCGAGATCGAGGCCTATGTGCCGCGCGATCCGGAAGGCGGCGGAGAAGCTGTGCTCGATATGCTCCTCAGTGGCATCGGCGCGGCGCTCAGGGTCGATCCGTCGCTCGGTGGCCTCGCCGAGAACCTGATGCCGTCCGCGCCCGAGACCGGCGCGCTCGCGATCGAGGGTGGCGCCCCTGTCCTCAACGCCCGGCTCGTCGTCACGGTCGAGTACCTGGTGAGCGACCCGCTCGCCGATTGACCCCGATAATAAGGAGTCCCCCATGCCCAAGGTGCGCGCCTACGGCGCGGACGCCACGCTCAAGGCTGCCCGCGAGGCCAGCTATGGCGTGGCGCCGCTGTCCGGCTATCGAAGCCTCGACTTCAAATCGACCGACCTCTCTTCGGCCCAGCCGCTCGGCGACGATCCGCTGCTGGGGCGCGGGCGCAATGCTCAGGACCCTTATCGGGGGCTCATCACCGACGAGGGCCAGATCGAGATCCCGCTCGATCTCCGGGGGACGGGTTTCTGGCTCACCGGCCTCTTCGGCGATCCGGTGACGACCGCGGTCAAGGCGAGCGGCTCGATCGCCTTCGCGGCCAACCCGTCACCCGGCGACACGATCACGCTGAACGGCGCGGTGTGGACCTTCGTCTCGGGCCCGGCCTCGGGCAATGAGACGGAGATCCAGGGGACGGTGACGCAGACCGTCGACCAGCTGGTCGCCGACCTCAACGCCTCGGCCGATGCGGAGGTGTCGAAGTGCACCTATTCGCGACCGACCGGTACGCAGACGCTGGCGATCGAGCTCGACATGGCCGGGCCCACGGGGAACGGCTTCACCATCGCCGCCTCGGTCGCGAGCGTCTCGGGGCCCACTCTCACCGGCGGCGGCTACTCGCATGTCTGGGAGAGCGGCGCCGATGACATCCCGAGCTACACGATCGAGATCGGCCACCCGAAGCTGGTGACGCCGGTCTTCTTCCGCCACCTCGGCACGGTGATGGAGAGCCTCGCCTTCGAGATGGGCCAGGAGGGCCCCGCCAACGCCCGCCTCCAGCTTGTGGCCCGGGGCGAAGAGCGATATGCCGCCACCGTCGATGCGGCGCCGGACAGCTACACGCTCCGGCGCTTCAGCCAGGGGCGCGGCTTCATCCGGCGCGGCGGCTCGGCCCTCGCTGGCGTCACCGGCGGCAGCCTCACCTTCTCGAACAACCTGGAGCGGGTACGGGTGATCCGTGAGGACGGCAAGATCGAGGCGGCCGATCCGACCTTCGCCTCGGCGCAGGGTGCGATGTCGGTGCGCTTCGACGGCGCGACGCTGGTGGCCGAGGCCACCGACGGCGATCCGGTCGCCCTCGAATACGGCTTCACCTTCCCCGAGGGGTATGCGCTGCGCTTCGAGCTGCCGCGCGTCTTCCTCCCCAAGCCCAAATACGCCGTCTCCGGCCCCGGCGGGGTCGAGGCGAGCTTCGACTGGCGCGCCGCCTTCGATGACGCGGAAGGCACCATGCTGCGCGCGCACCTCCTCAACGACGTCACCAGCTACAGCTGAGGTTTTCCATGATCCGTCTCGACTTGAAGCGCGAACCCTACTGGCTCGATCTCGGCCATGGCGTGCGCGTCCATGTCCGCCCTTGCACCACGGCGCTCGTCATGGCCGCGCGGGCGGCGGTGGCGCGCGGCATTGATCCGATTACGGACGACAGCGCGGTCGGTGAGCGGACCGCCACGCTCGTCAAGGCGCTGGCCAAGTCGGCGATCGACGGCTGGGAGGGCGTCGGCGATGAAAAGGGTGAGCCGGCCAGGCTGACGCCCGAAGGCGTCGAGGCGCTGATGGACCTCTGGCCGATCGCAGAGTCCTTCGAGCGGCAATATCTCGGTCCGGCGCTGCTGCTGGACGCCGAAAAAAACGCCTGACGGCCCGCGCCAAGTGGCACTTCGGCGGCGGGCCGGCCTATTGCGACGGGTGCCGGCGTGACGGCCGTCCCTGTGCGCGGGGCGAGTCCGGCGTCGACGGCGTGCTCTGCCCCTACATCGACAATGAGCCGCTGACCGATACCGGCTGGCAGGCTTGGGACGTGCTCACACGAGCAAGTAGCCAGCTGCGGATCGCGCCCGGCGCCGTGGTCGGCATCGATCTCGCGGCCGCGCTGCGGCTCGGCGAAGCGCTCGGCTATGACGCCCATGCGCTGGCCGAGCTCCTGCCCGCCGGCGAGGCCGGGCTGGTCAAGGCCCTGAACGAACGGATCCGCTCGGACGGTCTTCCATGACCACCCGCAATCTCGCTGTGCGCCTCGCCGTCATCGACGGCGGCAAGGTGAAGGCGGAGCTGCGCGATGTGGGCGAGAGCGGCCAGCGCTCGCTCAAGCGCATCGAGGACGCGTCGCGCCCTGCCTCGCGCGCGCTCCAGGCGATCGACGGCGCCGCCGGGCAGGTCCGCGGCTCGCTCGAAGGGCTGACCAGCCGTCTCGGCCCTCTGGGCGGGGCGCTCTCGCGGCTCGGCCCGGCCGGCCTTGCGGCCGGCGCGGCGATCGCGGGCCTCGGTCTCATCCTCGTCCGCGGGGTCCAGGAGGCGGCCGAGGCCGACCGGTCCTACCGCCGCCTCGAGGCGGTGCTGCGCGCGACGGGCCACGCCTCGGGTCTGACGGCGCGTGAGATCGCCGGCTTCGCCGAGGAGATGGAGCGCTCGACGCTCGCCTCGGCCGAGTCCGTCCAGGACGCGGCTTCGGTCCTCGCGACGTTCCGCTCGGTTTCCGGCGAGACCTTCACCCGCGCCATCCGCCTGGCGCAGGACCTGTCAACGGTGTTCGGGCAGGACCTGCGCTCCAGCGCCACGCAGCTCGGCAAGGCGCTCGAAGAGCCGATCCAGGGCATCTCGGCGCTGCGCCGGGTCGGCGTCTCATTCACCGCCTCGCAGCGCGAACTGATCGAGTCGCTGGTCCAGACCGGCCGGACGGCGGAAGCGCAGAAGGTTATCCTTGATGCGCTCGAACAGCAGGTGGGCGGCGCCAGCGCCGCCGAGGCCGGCGGCCTCACCGGCGCCGCCAACCGGCTGTCCGATGCCTGGGGCAATCTCCTCAAGGCCATCGGCCGCACGCCGGCGATCTCCGGTCTCGCCGAAGGCGCGCTCGACACCCTGGCGCGGGCGGTGGAAGGGATCACCTCGCTGTTCGAGGAAGACCCGATCTCGGTCCGCATCGTCGAGACCAACAGGCGGCTGATCGAGGCCGAGGACCGGCTCGCGAGGCTCAGGGAGAGCGGCAACCGGCGCGCCGTCGCCGTGACCCAGCGCCTGGTCGAGGATCTGAGGCGCCAGGTCGACGACCTGATCGCTGAGGCGCGCAGCGAGGCCGAGGCCTTCGCCGAGGAGCAGCGCCGCGCGGAAGCCGGGCGCCGCGCCGCCGAAGCGGAGCGCCTGGCCGAGCTCCTGAGCACGCAGCGCCGCGAGATCGACCGCGCGCTCGACCAGATCGCGACCGACCCCGCCGAGCGCATCGCGCGGGTCAACCGGGAGCTCGACGAGACGCGCCGGCGGCTCGACGCGCTCCGGGCGCCGGACGGCAGCAACGCGGCGGAGGTCGATTCGGCCATCGCCCGGGCCGAGGAGCTGGCGCGACGCCGGATCGAGGCGATCGAGCGGCCGGCGCGGGAGGCCGCGACCCGCGTCGCCGCCGCCAATGCCCGCGTGATCGAGGATCTCGGCCGGCAGCTCGCGGGCCTCGCCGACGAGCGCCAGGCCTTCATCGACCAGGCTCTCTCGCGCCTCTCGGAGGGCGCCACGGCGGCGCAGCGCGCCGAAGTCGAGCGGCTGGCCGGCGCCCTCTACGACGAACGCCAAGCCCGCGAAGAGCTCGCCAAGACGATGCGCGAGGAGGAGCGGCTGCGCGAAGAGGGGCGGCACCTCGTCGAGCAGCTGCGCACCCCGACCGAGGAGTATGCCGCAACCATCGAGCGCCTGAGCACGCTGCTCAGCGCCGGCGCGATCGATCAGGAGACGTTCAGCCGCGCGCTCGTCAAGGCGAACGAGGACTTGGCGGCGGCGCAGGACCGGCTGCTCCGCCAGAGCCGGGAGTGGCAGGACGGCGTCACCCGGGCGCTCCGGGACTATGCCGACGCGGCGAGCGATTCCGCCAAGGCGGCCGAGCAGGCGACCACGCTCGCCTTCAAGACCATGGAGGATGCGCTCGTCTCCTTTGTGACCACGGGCAAGTTCGAGTTCGCGTCCTTCGCCGACAGCATCATGGCGGACATCACCCGCATCGCCGTGCGCCAGGCGATCCTGGCGCCGCTCGCAAACTGGCTCGGCGGCGGCAACGGGAGTGGTGATCCGTTCGGCAGCCTCGGGCAGATCTTCGCGGGTATCTTTCATGAGGGCGGCCTTGTCGGGCGCAGCACAGCACCCGCGCGCGGCGTCGATGCGGCCCTGTTTCTGACAGCGCCCCGATATCACACCGGTGGCTTTGCCGGCATCGCCCCAGACGAAATGCCGGCCATTCTGCGCCGTGGAGAGGCAGTGCTGACCCGTGAGCAGATGGCAACCCTCGGCGCGGGGCTTCGCGGCAGCGAGGACCGGCGGCCGCCCGTCACCGTGGTGATGAACATCTCGACGCCCGACGTGGGCGGCTTCCGCTACGCCCAGGGCCAGATCGCGGCCGACGCCGCCCGCGCCATCGATCGGGCGCGGCGCAATCTCTGACGAGCACGGGCGATGAGCGGATTTCACGAAGTGCAGTTCCCGCCCGACATCTCCTATGGCGCATCGGGCGGGCCGGGCTACTCGACCACCGTCGTCACCACGGTCTCCGGGCACGAGCGGCGCAACGCCAACTGGGCGGACGCACGGGGCAAGTGGAACGTTGCTCATGGCCTCAAGAAGCGTGAGCAGGTGGCCGAACTCATCGCCTTCTTCCGCGCGCGGAAGGGCCGCGCCTACGGCTTCCGCTTCAAGGACTGGACCGACTTCCAGGCCTTCGCGCAGGTCATCGGGGTCGGCGATGGCACGACCAAGACCTTCCAGCTGGTCAAGCGCTATGCGAGCGGCGGCGAGATCGAGACGCGGCTCATCACCAAGCCCGTCGCCGGCACGGTGAAGGTCTATCGCGACGGCGTCGAGGCGGCCTCGGGCTGGAGCGTGAACACGGCGACCGGCATCGTGACTTTCACGACCGCGCCGGGAGCGGGCGTGCAGGTCACGGCGGACTTCGAGTTCGATGTGCCGGCCCGCTTCGACAGCGACCAGATGGACATCACGATCGAGACCTACCAGCTCGGCAGCTGGGGGCAGATCATCATCGTCGAGATCCGACCATGAAGTCGGTTTCCGCAGCGCTCGCGGCCCATCTCGCCGGGCCGGTGACGACGCTTGCCACATGCTGGCGCATCACCCGGCTCGACGGGCGGGAGTTCTTCTTCACCGATCACGACCGCGACCTCGTCTTCGAGGGCGATGTCTACAAGGCGAGCTCGGGCTACTCGCGCACGGCGATCGCCAATGACGCGAGTCTCGGCGTCGACAACCTCGACGTCGAGGGCGTGTTCGACGCGCAAGCGATCACCGAGGAGGAGCTGCGCGCCGGGCTGTTCGATCAGGCCGAGGTACGCATCTTCCTCGTCAACTGGGCCGACCCGTCGATGGGCAGCTTGCGCATGCGCCGCGGCTGGTTCGGCGAGGTGGTGCTGACCGAGCAGGGCGTCTTCCGCACCGAGCTCAGGGGCATGACCCAGGCGCTCTCCCAGCGCATCGGCGAGCTCTACAGCCCCGAATGCCGCGCCGATCTCGGCGACCACCGTTGCAAGGTGCCGATCCATCCGCCGGAGATCCAGCGCTCGGCCGCCTATGCGGTGGGCGACGTCGTCCGTGTCCGGACGTCCTCGGCGCTCACGACGATCGGCATCCCTTTCGTGAATCCGGGCTTCGACGCTGGGAGCCTATCAGGCTGGACTCTGGCGTCGGGCTCGGCGTCGGCCAAGACCTCGAGCGGCGCGCTCGGGCCGAAGACGGGAACGCACTTCCTCGAAGGCGGCAATGTCGCCAGCTTCGAGGTCCGCCAGACCGTCGATCTCGCAGGCGTGCTCGATGCCACCACGACCGAGAGCGGCGGCTACCGCCTCACCGTTGGCGCCTGGCGGGCCAATGGCGGCGGCAACACGGTCGACCAGGGCCGGCTGCGCGTCGAGCTCTTGGACGATGCGGGCGCGGTGCTCGCGACGCCGCTCGACACTCGCAACGAGGCGATGACGGGCGTCTGGACGCTCCGCCAAATCGCTGACGCCCTGGTGCCGGCTGGCGCGCGGCAGCTGCGGGTGATCTTCAACGGGACGCGCGTGAGCGGCACGGTCTGCAACGCCGCGCTCGACGGGATTTCCGGCTACTTCACCGACACCACCACCGGCGTCGGCACCGCCGCCGTCTACGAGAACCGGATCTACCGCTGCGTGGCGGCGGGCACCACCGCTGCGGTCCAGCCCGCCTACGACACGGGCGTCGGCCAGCAGACCACGGATGGCAGCGCCGTGTTCGAGGCGATGGAGGCGTGGAGCCGTGCAGGGCTCGTCGCGGATGTGGCGGACCGTGCTGTCTTGACCGCCTCCATCGACGAGCCGCGCGCGGCCGACGGCTGGTTCGCAGGCGGCGTGCTCACTTGGGAGAGCGGCCCGAGCACCGGCCGCTCGATCGAGGTCAAGGCCTGGACACAGGCCACGGGCCAGATCGAGCTCTTCCTCCCCATGGGCTATGCGATCCGGGTCGGCGATCTCTTCCGCATCCATCCCGGCTGCGACAAGCGCCTCGACACCTGCATCGCGCGCTTTGCCAACGTCCTCAACTTCCGCGGCGAGCCCTACGTGCCGGGCCAGGACGCCATCATGAGCTACCCCGATGCCCGCTGAGATAATCACGCCCGAGCAGATCGTCGCGGAGGCGCGGAGCTGGCTCGGCGTGCCCTGGCGGCACCAGGGACGGAGCCGCGCCGGCATCGACTGCGTCGGCCTCGTGGTCGAGGTCGCGCGCGCCCTCGATCTCTCGGACTACGACCACACCACCTATGGCCGCCGCGCACAGGGTCAGGGCTTCGTCGAGCACTTCCGCACCAATATGGACGGCATCGCCATTCCCGATGCCAGGCCCGGCGACATCCTCGTCTTCGCTGACCAGGCCTATCCCTGCCACTGCGGCTTCCTCACCGAGCGGCTGAGCCATCCGCATCTCATCCACGCCCATGCGCTCCGGCGCAAGGTGATCGAGGAGCCCTACGCCGGTGAGTGGCTCGCCAAGATCAAGTTCGCCTTTCGGTTCCGCCAGCCCGTCATCTGATCCATGGCCATCCTCGTTGCAGTGGGCGGGGCCGCGCTCGGCTCCGCCATCGGTGTCGGCTGGCAGGCCGGCTGGCTGGTCGGCGCGGTGGTCGGCAACCTGCTGTTTCCGGCCAAGGGCCAGAACGTCACCACCGAGGGACCGCGGCTCGGCGACCTCACTGTCTCGTCCTCTGCCTATGGGGCGTCCATCCCCATCGGTTACGGCACGCTGCGCATGGCCGGCAACATGATCTGGTCGTCGGGAATCCGCGAGCAGCAGAACGTGACCCGCACGAGGTCGGGCGGCAAGGGCGGCGGCGGACGCAGCACCCAGACCTCGATCAGCTACTCCTACTTCGCCTCGTTTGCGCTCAGCTTCGGCGAGGGGCTGGCCGAGGACGTGCTCCGCATCTGGGCCGACGGCAAGCTCATCTACGACAAGACCGGCGCGAGCCCGGACGTCGCCAAGCCCAACCTGCGGTTCCGCTTCTATCCTGGCAGCGAGACCCAGCTGCCCGATCCCCTGATCGAGGCCCATGTGGGCGCCGGGCGCGCGCCGGCCCATCGCAGGCTCTGCCTCATCGTGTTCGAGGACCTGGCGCTCGCCGACTACGGCAACCGCATCCCCAACATCACGGCTGAGATCACCTTCCGCCGCGCCGCCCAGCAGCCCTACCAGCTCCTCGACTTCATCACCACGGGCGAGGGCGGCTACTTCGGCTCATACCAGATCGACGAGCTCGCGGTCGATTGGCGGCGCGGCTACGGCTACTTCGTCTCGTCGAGCAGCAACGCCGATGCCGCCGGCCTCCATCGCTTCAGCCTGCGCACCATGAAGGAGGACCGACAGGCGCGGATGACGGACGTGACCAAGCTCACGCCCAACAACTTCCCCGCCACGCTGTTCTGCGGCGAGGACGGCCATCTCTACGTTGTCACCGGGTCGAGCAACTCGCGTCCGATCCTGCGCATCGAGCCAAATGCGCTGAAGGAGGTCGGGCGCTTCGGTTCGACGAGCAACGGGCTCTCGAATTCCACCCTCCGTTTCGTCGCGACCACGTGGATGGGCATGGTCTCGGCCTATGGCCCCTCCGGCCGCATCGACTTCCTGCTCACAGGCTCGCTCTTCGACGACATCGGGCTCCTGCGCGCCGACAGCATGGGCTACGTGTGGGGTGCCGGCCAGACCGTGACCGAGCCGCGCGTGCGCGGCGCCATCGGCGGGGCGGTCGGCGAAGGCTTCGGCGAGGGCTGGCTCCTCGGCAGCGGGACGGGGACCAACCATGCGAGCCTCGGACTCTACCGCATCCGGGTCTCGGCGCTCGCCCAGTACGATGCGCTCACCGGCCAGTCGCTGGGCGTCAGCTTCGAGAAGGTGGCGAGCTTCACCCCCGCCGAGATCGAGGCCGGAGCCACCGGCTTCTATGACACCGCCGGCGGTCTCACCTACGACGCCACCGACGACAGCGTGATCTTCCAGGCCCGGATCTCGAACGGCGGATCGGCGGGGACGATCTATACGCTCAAGTGGCGGGCGGATGCCGGCATCGTCTGGAAGACCGCCGTCCCGAGCCAGATCAACTACGAGGGTCCGTTCTTCGGCCAGAGTCGGCTCAAGGGGCAGCGCTGGACGCTGATGCGGGGCACGCGCGTCATCCAGCTGGACACCGCCACGGGCGCTCTTGTTCTCAATGAGATCTGGCCGGGTGCGGTCAGCGAAGGCGGTGCTCAGGTTTATGATGCCGTCACCGACACGCATCTGGTGCGCAGCAGCAGTGGGTGGGTGCGGCTCTTTCTCAATCGCGGCGGCGGCGAGGGCGAGGCGCTGTCGGCCATCGTCGCCGACCTCTGCGGCCGGGCCGGGCTGGGCCTGGCCGACATCGACGTCGCGGAGCTCGGGGCGACGGTTCCCGGCTATGTCATCGGGCGGCAGACCACCGTGCGCGGCGCCATCGAGCCCCTGGCGCAGGCCTATTTCTTTGACGCTGCGGAAAGCGACGACACGCTTCGCTTCCGCAGCCGCGGACGCGCACCGGTCGCTGCGATCCCGGCCGAATATCTCGTGCCGCTCGACAGCCAGACAGGCGAGAGCTGGCGCGAGCGTCGCACGCAGGAGGTCGATCTGCCCGAGCGCATCAGCGTCGTCTACATGGACCGCGATGCCGACTACCAGCAGGGGACACAGAGCGAGAAGCGTGCCTCGCTGCCGCTTGCGACCATGCACTCGCGCAACCAGGCGAGCCTCGAGCTGGCGCTCGCCATCGACGCCACCACGGCCAAGCGCATCGCCGCCAAGACCCTCTATAGCGCCTGGATCGAGCGCAGCGCCTATGAGGCCGAGCTGCCGCCTGACTGGCTGCGCCTCGATCCGACCGACGTTGTCGACGTGGTCTTTCCGAGCGGATCAGCGTTCCGCACCCGGATCACCCGGCTCGATGTCGGCGCCGACTTCTCTCTGGCGCTCAAAGGTGTATCGGAGACGGCCGCCACCTACGTCTCCACCGTCGCGGCCGACGGCGGGTCCGGCCGGCCGGCGCAGGTGATCGGGGCCGAGGCTGCCACGCGGCTGATCCTGCCCGACCTGCCGCTCCTGCGCGATGTCGATGACGCCGGCGGCGCCGGCTCAAGGGCCTACTACCTGATGGCAGGCTTCGGCAGCCCGGGCTGGCCGGGCGCCGCCCTCTATCGCAGCGCCGATGGCTCCGCATGGGCGCAGATCGGGCGCGCCTTGAGCGAGGCCGCCTGGGGCGCCACCGCCAACGCGCTCGGTTCGCCCCGCTCGCCCTTCGGCACGGACGAGGAGAACAGCCTCACGGTGTTCATGACCACAGGCGGCGATCGCCTGGAGAGCGTGACCCAGGAGGCGCTGGTCAACGGCGCCAACGCCGCCCTCGTGCTCAAGGCCAACGGCGAGCCGGAGATCGTCCAGTTCCGCGAGGTCACGCTGAACCCGGATGGCTCCTACACGCTTCGCGGCCTCCTGCGCGGCCGCCGGGGCACGGATGTCTTCGTCGACGGCCACGCGGCTGGCGAGCTCTTCGTGCTCCTGGATCCCGACGACATCGAGACGCTCGTCGTCTCGCTCGGCGATCTCGGCCTCGCGCGCTCCTGGCGGGCGGTGGGCTTTGGCACGCTGTTCGAGGACGCCGAGACGCTCGTCCAGAGCCACACGGGCCGCGACCTCAAGCCCTACGCGCCGTGGAACGTGAAGGCGGTGAGGAGCGGCAGCCCGGCGAACATCACGCTCTCCTGGGTCCGCCGCACGCGCATCGGCGGCGAACTCAAGGACGGCGCCGGCACGGTGCCGCTCGGGGAAGCCAGCGAGGCCTACGAGCTCGACATCCTCGACGGCCCCGGCGGCGCGGTGCTCCGCACGCTCGCTTCGACCAGCCCGAGCGCAACCTACGCCAACGCCGACATCCTCGCCGACTTCGGCACGGTGCCGGCCGCTCTCTCCGTCGTCGTCTACCAGTTGAGCGCGGTTGCCGGCCGCGGCTTCCCGCGCGCCGTCACCCTGGAGGTCGCCTGATGCCGAGCCCCAACCTCTCGATCACCCACGTCGCGGCCGCGCAGAACCAGAAGGAGGTCACGATCAACGACGCCTTCGACGCCCTCGACAACGCCATGAACCGGGCGCTGTCGCTGGCGATGGCCGACGCCAACGTGACGCTTACGGCGGATCAGGCCAATCGCAACGGGCTCATCGTGCTCACCGGCACGCTGACGGCCTCGCGCATCCTGACGCTGCCGGCAAACCACCGCCGGCTCGCGATCCGCAACGCGACCAGCGGTGGACAGGAGGTCCGCGCCAAGTATACGGGCTCGGGCGCCGAGGTCATCATCGTGCCCGGCGCGACCGTGCTGGTGCAGGGCAATGGCAGCGATCTCTTCGGCGTGGGCGGCGGCGCCGGCGCCTTCAACGACCTGACAGACGTCTCAGTCGGAGCGGCGGCGCCAGGCGATGTACTCCAGTTCGACGGCGCAGTGTGGGGACCGGCCGGGGTCGGCATCTTCCAGCGGGCGCTGCTGCCGTTCCGGGGCGCACTGGTGCGGCGGAGCACCAACTTCAGCGTCTCGACGACCGGCGCCTATGTCGCGATCCCGTGGCAGAGCGCCGTCTACGACAGCGACGCGCTCTGGGACGCCGGCCAGCCGACGCGTCTCACTATCCCGGCCGGTGTGACCAAGGTCCGGCTCGTCGGCAACATCGAGTGGCAGACCTCGCCGACGAGCCAGCTGGTCGAGATCCGCAAGAACGGCGGCGCCGTGGTCGGCGGCGGCTCCTTCATCGTCCGCGGCGACAGCGGGTACAGCAATCAGATGCGGAACATCGCGAGCGCGGTCCTCCCGGTCGTCGCCGGCGACTGGTTCGAGCTTGCGGTCTTCGTCGGCGCATCGGGTGAGCTCCGGAGCCTGGAGCGCACCTGGTTCGCCATCGAGGTGGTCGAGACCGATGACGCGGCCGATCCGCCGGCGGACTTCGCCTTCGCGAGGGCGGGCGCGCCCGCGGCCTCGGAGGTGCTGCTGCGCACGGTCGTGGCCCGGCGCTCGCGGCTCCAGGTCGATCTTGCCGGCAGCCAAGGGACAGCCGGGGTCGTGGCCACCGCGGAGACGGATCTCGATGTCCAGCGCAATGGCGCGAGCGTCGGCGCCATCCGCTTCGCGGCGAGCGCCACGATCGCCGTCTTCATCGCCGCGAGCGAGACCATCCTCGAACCGGGCGACCTCCTCGAGGTGATCGCGCCCGCGAGCCCCGACGCCACGCTCGCCGACATCGCGGTCACGCTGGCCGGGACGCTGGTGATCTGAGCCGAGCCGCGCTCGGCGACGACCTTCACGCCCGCCGTAAGGCGGGCTTTGTATTTCTGGAGGACTCCCATGAACGACCAACCCATTGACGGGAGGCTGGTGAGCCTCTCGCGCGCGGAGGTCGAGGATCTGCTCGCTGCCGCGGCTGCTCGCGGCGCGAGGCAGGCCCTCAAGGACATCGGCGTCGATAACGGCGAGGCGCGCGAGGACATCCGCGAGCTGCGCTCGCTTTTGGGCGCGCTGCGACTCGCCCGGCGCACCGTCTGGCAGACCACGGTGCGTGTCCTCACCACCGTGTTACTCGCCGCGCTTCTCGCCTGGGCGGGGGTCAAGCTCAAGCTGCTTGGCTGACGTCCTGATCTCCATCCCGATCCGAACCGTCCAACCGGCCGCCGCGAAGCGGCTTTTTGGTTCGAGGGAGCCTCCCATGATGACGCCCACGCGCGCCCTGCCGCGCGGCATCCGCAACCACAACCCGCTCAACATCCGCTTGAATCCGGCCAACCGCTGGCAGGGGCGCATCGAGCCCGAGCGCAACACCGACGGCGCCTTTGAGCAGTTTGAAGGTCCCATCTGGGGCCTGCGCGCCGGCGCCGCGCTGATCATCGCCCACTACGACCGCCGCGGCACGGACACCATCCGCAAGCTGGTGCGCATCTGGGCGCCGCCCAGCGAGAATGACACCGAGGCCTATGCCGCCTTCGTGGCGCGTGAGAGCGGCTTCGGCGCGGATGAGACGCTCGACTTCCACCGCGTCGAGCATCTGCGACCGGTGCTCATCGCCATGATCCGGGTGGAGAACGGGCAGCAGCCCTACACGGACGCGCAGATCGACGCGGCGCTGGTCCGTGCCGGCGTGCTGCCACCCGGGCGGCCACTCGCCGAAACCCGGACCGTGCGAGGCGGACAGGCAGCGACGACCGGCACGCTCGGCGCAGCGGCGATCGAAGCGGTGCAGAAGACGATCGGGCCGGCACAGGACGCCCTGGTGGGAATCGCGCCCTATCTCGATGCCGCGAAATGGGCGCTGCTCCTCGTTACGCTGGTCGGCATCGGCGTGATGCTCTGGGCACGGATCGACGACCGGCGCAAGGGGCTCCGGTGATGTGGGCCCTGATCCAGCCCTGGCTCCTCCGCAACGCCCTCGGCCTCCTCGGCTGGCTTGCCGCGGTGGCCGCCGTCGCGGCCGTGCTCCTGGGCGCCCGCCAGGCGGGGCGCAATGCCGAGCGCGTCGAGCGCATGAGGAAGACCATCGAGGTGCAACGTGACCAGCTGGAAGCCGCTGCTCGCCGCCCTCGCGATCGCGACGAGCTTGCTCGCCGCCTGCGCGACGGCACCTTCTGACGGCGCGCCCTGTCCGCCGGTCGTGCCCTACAGCCAGGAGTTCCTCGCCCGGGCGGCCGACGAGCTCGACCGCCTGCCACCCGGCTCGGCCATCGAGCAGATACTCGCCGACTATCAGGTCATGCGGGACCAGATGCGGGCATGTCGGTGAAATCGGATTGGCGACTGATGGGGGCACGCCTATTCTGACTTGCCACGGAGGCATGAGCCACGGGATGCATTTGTTCATTCCAGTCTTGCCATTGCCAAATCGGCAAGACATCGGGGCAGTGCAGCGATAAGGCAGGAATACATGGCAGGTACCCACTGCCATCCGGCTGCCCAAGGTGCGCTCCCGAGGCAACCGGCTAAGGGATCTCGGGGATACCACCGGGAATACTACCGACCAGGGGTCAAGAGTGCTGAGCGATGGCGGACATTGTGGACAAGAAGCGGCGAAGTGAAATCATGTCCAAAATCAGGGGACGTGATACCACTCCCGAGCTTATTGTCCGTCGGATTGCTCACCGGCTCGGCTTCCGTTTCCGCCTGCACCGCAGGAATCTCCCCGGTCGTCCTGATCTGGTCTTTCCGCGGCACCGTCTGGCGATATTCGTCCACGGATGCTTCTGGCATCGGCATGGGGGATGCCAATACGCCTACATTCCCAAGACTAGAACGACGTTCTGGACCGCAAAATTCGAAAGGAACATTGCCCGCGATCGCCGCAGTGAGGAGGCGCTTCGGAAGCTCGGCTGGCGGGTTCTGGTCATCTGGGAGTGCGAAACCCAGGACGAGGAGGCTGTGCGAGGGCGCCTCATCAAACACCTGGGAGAGGGCTCCGGCAGGTGGTTCCCTCGAATCCATGACCTCATGAAATCATGAGATTCTGAAAATCGGACCTGGCCAAATCCGCGAAACCTGGTAACCTGGCCGGGTTGGCTCTGGTATCTTTGGGGATTCCGACAAGTGATCCGGGTGCTTGACATGTTCTGCGGCGCCGGCGGCAGCAGCGCCGGAGCGCGGGCAGCCGGCGTGGAGGTTGTCGCCGGCATTGACATGTGCGCCATAGCAACCGAGACGTTCGCCGCAAACTTCCCCCGTGCGCAGGCCATAACCAGCCGTCTTGAGCACGTCAGTCTCTGTACTCTAAAGAAGCAGATCGGCGAGATCGACCTCCTGCTCGCATCGCCGGAATGCACGAGCCATACCTGTGCGAAGGGCGCGGCACCGCGGGACGAGGCCAGCCGAGCGACCGCCATGCTGGTCGTCGAGTACGCTCGTGTGCTCAGGCCGAGGTGGCTTGTGCTTGAGAACGTGATCCATATGCGGCCCTGGTCCCGCTACGGCGAGCTGAAGCGCGACCTGCGAGAGCTCGGCTATCACCTTGAAGAGCATGTTCTCGACGCATCGGATTTCGGCGTCGCACAGACACGACGACGTCTCTTCCTGCTAGGAGATCGCAAGGAGAAGCCGCCCCGGGCTGTGAGCAAGCGCCCAGGCCGGCGCAAGTCCGCGAAGGCCATACTCGACCCTGCGGGAACCTGGACGACCTCTCCGCTCTTCGATCGCAGACGCGCGGATGCCACTCTTGAGCGGGCCAGACGTGGCTTTCAGGCGCTTGGGGAAGAGGCCAGCTTCCTGCTTGTATATTATGGGAGCGACGGCAGCGGTGGTTGGCAGCCTCTCAGTCGCCCCCTGCGCACAATCACGACCATAGACCGCTTCGCCCTTGTGGAGCACGACGGGAATGCCCCGAGAATTCGCATGTTGCAGGTTCCCGAGCTGAAGCGGGCAATGGGGTTCGACGAGGATTTCAGCCTTCCTGTGGGTACTCGTCGTGAACGCATTCGATTGCTCGGAAATGGCGTCTGTCCACCCGTGATGGACGCGGTAGTAAGAGCACTGGCATGCGGCCAGTAGCTCGCCAATGTCACGGTCCGGCCGCACCGTTCGGCTTGGGTTGCACCACTGCGGCCTGCTGTTTTGCCTTCCGCTCGCGAAAGGAGATCATCCCAGGACGAGCGCTGTAGGTATGGACATGGTTGATCAGGTCGGCGAGCAGCTGGTCGCGAAGGCGATAGATCGGCTTGACGGCTTCGGCGCTGTTCAGAGGGAGTGATACCTGGAATCTGGCGTTGACCCGCAACAATCGTACCTTTCCCTCGAGTTCAAAGGGCGGACTGGTCCACAGCGCCGCTGGCGGGGTGCCCTTCTTTGCCTTCGAGACTTCCATGTCCAGCCCGAGGTAAAACGGTAGAGGTCCGGGTTGTCTCTGAGCATAGTCGCACGCGGCCTGCGACTGGAGCAGTACCCACCGAAACTGCGCGTCGCCCGCGACATACCCGCTTCCAAAGAACTGCGTCTCGACGGCCGTTTGCGGTGAGAGACTGAAGGTCTCCTCAAACCTTTCACCTGACATTGCATCCGGCAGGGGGATGACCGCCCCGCGCTCCGCTCCCGTATTCGCATCGGTCGCCGGCGCGACATGAAGAAGCCGGTTCAGCTTCGACGCTTCGTCTAGCGAAAGGGCTCCATGCACATCCTCATTGGAAAATGCGTTCTTCCAGGTCTCGACGTCGCCATCACGAGATCTGAGCGCAGCGATACGATCGGCCAGGATCGGCAGCAATGCCTCGTTCACGGCATGAAATCGGTCGCGTTCCACATGCTCCTGGCCGACTCCTTCCACAGCCAATCTTGCAAGCAGACGCCCGAGCTCCGTCGCGCAACCCGCTGGCGCCGCTACTGATTCTGCGAGTTTGACAAGGGATGAGACCGTGTCAGCGGCCGCGCCCAGGACACGTTCTTCCCAGTTGAGTACGGCTGCGATTTGTGGCTGCCGGCTGATGATTGAGACGATCGCGGCCACAAGGTCCTCAATGCTCTTGACGTCCCCATCCGGAGAGAGATGGGTCATCTTGTCGATTGCTACGACAGAGAGAGGCTTCGACACACCTTCGAGGCGCTGTTCGAGGAACTGCTGGAGAGCATTTGCCTGGTCAGGATACTTCGTCCAGAGGATCAGCACATATGGACCGGAGGGCGTGATCGTTCCCTCGATCAGGCTCCCGATCAACCCGAAATGCTGGGCGTGATCGCTTGCTGCTCCGCTTTCCTGCAAGTGGAGATCGGCAAAGATCACTCGCACATGCGGGCACGCCTTGATGGCTGTGATGTCTCCGGTAAAATGAATCTGCAGACACGCCGCGCCGTATTGATTCAGGCTTTTCGCCAGTCCATCGAGATGCTTGGGCTCATCGTCTATCGCGATGATTCGTGGAGACGGCAGCATCATTTTGCGCCCTTGAAGATCATAGCGATGACCGCTCCGTCGAACCCATTGGGAATCTCGATTTCGGCGGGCTGCGGGAAGGCCAGCTGTCCGCCGTTCAGCTCCATCGCCAAGTTGGCGTAATACAGCCCGAGACCCATGCCATCCGGCTTTCGCGTGAAGAACGGCCGCACCAGATGTTCCGGATCGTCTCCTTGAAATCCCGCTCCGTTATCTGCGACGACGATGGCAGGACCTGCTTCGAACTCGTCCGACACCCCGATGTAGAGCTTCCGCTCGGGCGGTTCGTTCTCGGGCGGCACCTCCGGCCATCTGACCCTGAGCCAATACAGCGCATTGTCGATGAGATTGTTGAGCGCTCCTAGTACCAGTCCGAACGCGAACCTGGATTGGAATCCGTCGTCGTCAATGTCGAGCAATGGGCAGACGAGACGGACACGATGATGGCGGAGCCGAAGAACGTTGAACCGTCGCGCCGCATCGATAAGCTTTCTGGCGCTGTGCTGCTTCTTGCTGTCACGTCGGAGCAGTGTCGCGAAGCCGTCGAGAAGATGCATCAGGTCCCGTGCCTGACGGGCCGCGTCCTCGGGATTCGCACCTTCCACGATGACCTGATGAAGCGCCCGAACTCCTCGCTCCACCTCGTGAAATACGACCGCTAGGTTCAACCCCGACATGCCTGCCGACAGCAGCGTTTCCTGCATGTTCCGGTAGTCGTGCTCGATCTTTGCCACGTAGGGCTCGAACACGTCTCTCACCCCCCGTCTGTCGAGCGCGTGCCTCAGCTCCTCGATAGGCTTTTCGATCTTGGCGGTCGTTGGATCGTCCGGCTTGTCGGTCAGCTTCCTGATCCGGTCCTTGTCGAACTGCCGCTCCTCTTCAAGAGCGGCGAGAGCTCCGAGGACGACGCGGCGCAGTCTGGCACACGCATCGTTCTCAACGAAGCCCTCTCGATTGGTCTTCTCGATGAGACCTGTCGACGTCTCCAGCGAGACGTGAACCGCACCCAGAATGATGTTGCGGCTGATGCGACGCGTAGGGATGTTCACACGACGCAGGTCGAGGCCGAGCCAATCGTCACCGGGCTCGCCGTAGTTATATACCCGGATGCCGTCCCGGTAGACACGGACACCTCCCGCGTCATCGAGATAGCTGGTCAACAATTGAACATTGGCTAGGCGCCGGAGGACCTCGCGGTCCCGGTCATAGACGTAGAACTCACCTCTAACCGGGCCTATGCCTTCCGTAGTTGACTGGTCGGCGACGACCTTCTTTTCCATCCGATCATCGCCAGACTGCGGGGGCAGCTTAAGCCTGTCTCCTGACTTTTCGACAACCCTGCGGTCCAGTTTGAGTCCGGGGACTTTGCGGAATTCATAGGTCCAATCGAACTTCCCACCGTCCAGACGAAACGAGAACTTCCAGATCGCCCTATTCAGAATCTCTGTGACGTCCGGCAGATCAGCGATCCAGCTTTCGCGGCCTGGAACCTCCAAAACAGCACGAAATCCGCTCGGCTCCTCAAACGGCGAGCAGATGGATGTGATCTGATTGTGAAGGCGACGAACCTCTCCACGCGACCAGTCGGTGGTGCGCAATTGCTGGATCTGAATTCGCGTTCCGGTCCTCCTGCCCGTGAATACCTCCGGGCGGCGGACACTTATCCTGACCGGTGCCTCATCCAGATAGGGCTGGGCGATCAGTTCGTTCCAGTCTATTTCCACCACGCACTCATCGGAGTTCCGAGCCCGCGTCACCAAGCTGATGCGGTTTCCGAGCTTGTGAACAGCAAAGCGACCGAGTCCCTTCTCCCCGAGAGGGAGACGGTGATGTCTAGTTGTTCTTTGATGCGACTGCCGCTGCTTCTGTCGATAGTCGTCGCCGGGCACGAGCCATACCGACCGAAGCACCTCCAGCGTCATGCCTTCGCCATCGTCGGTCACGGTAATCATAGGCTCTCGCCCTCTGGCAATATCCAGGCGAACGACGACCTCGTTCGCATCCGCATCGTAAGCGTTCTTGACCAGTTCGAAGACGGCGAGACGTGCACTCCCGATCAGTTCGTCGCCCAGCAGCTGGAGCATCCTGGCGCGGGGCCGGAAGGGCTGGCGTATCTCCCTTGGCGTGGCAGCGCTCAC